GATAGAGCATTTTTGGGAACAGAATTATCAGGAAGATTTTTAGCTGGATCAATTCTTGGTGGTCCAGTAGGTGGATTGATGAGAGCATCTGCCCCAATGGATTATATGAAAGTTAATCCAATAGCACCTACCGCAAGAACACAAGTTGCATCAACCGCTATCGGTGGATTAGTAGGCGGTATAGCAGGTGGCATTGGAATTGGTGGTAAAAAATACGGAGCCATAGGAGCTATAGCTGGAGCAGCAATAGGAGCCATAGCCCCGCTTGATTATACGCGCAGAAGAATACAAAATAATCAAGATTTTTATTCTCAAAGCCCCTATGCAAGATCAAGACAATTGGCAAATGAATTGAACGCATCCGGAGATATAGTTCTCGGAATGCATAATGCAAGAGGCGGATATTAATGCCACTTAATCCATTAACTGGACAATTTGAGGACTATGTAGATCCACAAGCCAATGAACCATTGGCAATGAGAATGATGGGAGCTGCCCCAGGAATATCCGCATCTCTTGGCATGAGTTCTAGGAGGGGCGCAAACACCCTCATGCGTGGAGGCTACTTTGACGACGCTTCAAGAAGAGCAACAAGAAGGGCAAGTTATCAGGTATTTCAAAATGGTAGTCTTACACCCACTCCGGCAACAAGAAAATCATTTTTATTTGGGAGTAGAAGATTTGCAGACGATGCAGCAGCACGCGGCAGCGGGAAAATGGCATTTGCTAAAACGTCAAGAGTTAATAATGCATTTTATAGACCAAGAAATCTTAGCCGTTTTCATTCATTAAGTGTTTTTGGAGCATCTGAAGGAAGTAGTTTATATACCTATGCACAGGGTCATAGGTTGTTTAATAAAACAGAAAAGTTTGGAATGGGCGCACTAAGAAATGCGGCTGGAGTTGGTGCTGGAGAAGCTGCATTTGGACCAGGACTTTTTGCCGCAGTGTCGGCTGGAAGAAGAATGGATTTGCGTGGCGTTGGGAATGTTGACGATTTTGGTTTAAGAATACAAAGATTGGCTACAATGAATAATCCAGCAATGCTGGAATCCAAACTCACAACAATACCGATGCTCGCTAGTATGAATAATGTGACTCCATCTGTTTACGATAAAGCAATGTTAAGCCTTAGGGCTGGCGGAACAGAAGCTAGAGGTGTTGCTGGAAACTTACTTGCATCTTCTATGGCCGGTAAAGGAACTCAATATTTAGGTGGATATTTTAGAGGAGCACAAGGTTTTGCTCGAGCGGGTGGATTATCCGAAGCGGCAGAAAAGGGCGCACTAAGAGCCGTATCTCATTTAGATGAAGCTTTTGCTAAAATTGGAATTAAAACATCTGCGCAAACAGCTCTTGAGGGTGGAGTTCTTAAAAATCTTACAGGTAAACAAATTCTTAAAACCATTGGAACTTCTGGTGGAGCAAAAGTTCTTGGAGCAAGAGCAGCAGCAATGGCAATACCTGGTTTGCAATTTGTTGCAGCAGCATCTTTTGTTTACGATTTAGGAAAAATGGCTGGAGAAGTAGTTAAAAGTGGAATTAATTTAGCACGCGATGCAAACAAATCCCTTCAAGGTTCAATTAATAAACCAATGTTTGGAATGGGTTACAAAGATACAGAGGCAGCAGCAACCTCAAGAGCAAGGGGTGTTATGGCTATTCAAAATTCTAGACTAAATGCAAGAAGCGTGCTAGGATCAGAAGCTGCAATGATGGCATCTCATTTTGGATAAGTATGAACGATAAAACAAAAGCTTTTAGAGAGCAATTAAAAAAACTTTCAAGAGAAGATTTACTTGAAATAATAAAAAGTCAAGATATAGAAATATATAAACAAGTAAATAGAATTGAATGGGTTTTTAAAAATAAACTCTCACATGTTAACTGGAATAGTGGGCAACCAGTTTTAGAAAGAGATATGACTAATGAGGAATTAGCATATTTAATTGATGAACCGTTTGAGATAGACAAAGAGTTATTAGATCTTGGAGTGAGCGCAGAACAACAAAGGCAAATACATATAGCAAAAGATCCTGTTGTTTGGGCTAAACATTTTCTTAAAGTAGAACCAAGAGCTTATCAAATATTAATACTACGACATCCTTCTTTAAGAAAAGTACTAAGAGCTGGACGTCGTTTAGGTAAAACATTTACATTAGCTATACAACTACTGCATTATAGTTATACGCATAAAGATGGAAGATGTCTTGTTGTTGCCCCAATGAAAACTCAAGTTGAATTAATATATCAAGAAATTCTTAGAATAGCTTCTAAAAATGAAATAGTTATGAATTCAATGACAAGAAAAGTAACTAGCCCACAATTTATGATGGAATTTTCTAACGGCTCAACTATTAGATTTTTTACTTCAGGAATGAGATCTGGTGGAAAGTCAGACGTAGCTCGTGGTCAGGAAGCACATCTAATCATATTAGATGAAATGGATTACATGCATTCTGGCGACCTAGATGCATTGTACGCGATGCTTCAAAAAACAGCTGAAGATCAACCAGATAAAGTTATGATAGGTGCATCAACTCCAACGGGTAGAAGAGAAAAATTTTGGGAGTGGTGCAACAGTAGTAGATTTCAAGAATTTTGGTTTCCTTCTTATGTAAACCCATTTTTTAGCAAAGAGCAAGAAGATGAATTTAGAGAACAATATTCTGAAATAGGATATAGACATGAAATTGAAGCTGACTGGGGTGAAGATTCAGAAGGTGTTTATCCAAGAAAATATGTTGATATGGCGTTTATTGATCCGGGTTGGAAATACAATGCTGAGGTAACTTCAGCTAGATCTTTTTTTACCATAGGTGTTGATTGGGATAAATATGGAGCTGGAACAAATATAGTTGTAGTTGAAGCATGCAATGACAGCTATGAAGACGAAAGATTTAGGGGAAGAACAAGAGTTTGTTACAGAGAAGAAATACCTCGTTCGGAATATACATTAACTAAAGCTGTGGATAGAATAATGGAATTAAATAAAATATTTCAACCCAAACACATCTATGTAGACAGAGGGTTTGGTGAGGTTCAAGTAGAACTGCTACATAAAGCTGGAGTAGAGAATCCGCAAACAAAGTTAAGAGAAAGAGTAAAAGGTGTTTCTTTTGCTGAAACAATAGAAGTAAAAGATCCATATACTCAACTTCCAGTTAAAAAAGAAATGAAACCATTTATGGTTGACAACTTAAGGCAGTATTTAGAAAAAGAAAAAATTCTTTTTTCAGAAACAGACGAAGAATTATATTTGCAATTAATATCTTATATTGTTGTAAGAACAACACAAACTGGAAGACCAGTTTTTGAAGCTGGTGGATCAGCAATGGATCACGCGCACGATGCATTAATGCTGGCTCTTTTAGCTATTACGCAAAATTATGGCGATCTTATGAAATCAAATTACACAACAAAAACGCAATCATTCTCAAACACATTCTATATGCCAAAACCAAGTACTTCTGAGGATAGTGTAGAACCAAAACACACACCTTCGGTTGGTAGAGCAGATGCTCTGATGGCATCTAGAATTGGAAGAATGGCTAGTAAACCAAAATTAAAAAGAAAAATATTTTAGGTTAATTTATGTCAATTAATAATATACAACAAAATGTAAATGGTTCAAATGATTTTTATTCAGCAGAAAAAGCTGACGTTTCATTTTTTGATCAAAAATCACCGCAAGAAACTATAAATGCAAGCAAGGTTGGAACTGTCCCTGGGAGATTTGAATATGCTCTTAGGCCAGATTATTTTATACCCTTAGAAGGGTGTAGAAATCAAATAATGCACACATATAATTTTTTAAATCAAACTAAATTAATTTTAGAAAAATTATTATTAAATATTTATATAAATCCATCTATAAATATTTCTTTAGAGGAATCACATAAAAAGTTGTGGAAAGAATTACAGAAATATAATTCTACACAAAAGAATGCACCGGATTATATTTCCTTCAACGAATACAAGTATGCAGAAAGATCTATGTCCACCAGTGCTAGAAGAATGATAGAAAATTACCATCAATCAATTTCGCAATCATCTTTTGCATATTTATTTGATTTACGAAATTTACTTATATTTATGCTAAATGAAGCTTCAAATATAAAAGATATTTTATTGTTAAAGTTTGGAGATGATTATGAAGATGACTCACAAAAACAGATCGCATTACAATTTGACTCATGGGCCAAGATGGCGTCACAACACACGCAGTACATTAGGCAGACAATCGTATCGTCCCCAGGCGAAATTCCAGCTTCCGAATTGGATAAAACAACAAAAAAACAAGCAGTTGAATTCCAAGCGTTTTTTTCAATTAAATTAAATGCATTACATGATGAAACTAAAAATATCTTAGAATCTTTAAAACGAGATTATGTTGATAATTGCGATATCTTTTATCAAAGATATTTAACTCAATCTATTGATTTTAAAAATCAAATAGTTTCTTCAATGGAATTAGATTATTATACAACAGCTCTTTCAAGAGAACTGCCTGTAATGACACAGGAATTATTGTCTGCAACCAATATTATTAACTCAAACTTTGGAATGATTTTAGCAGATATGATACAGAGAAATAATGTTATTAATTTTAATGTAGAAAAATTATTTTCTCTCGTAATAAGCAAAAGAAGATACTCAAATTATATATATCAATTATCCCATAAGGGCCAACCAAAACCGGTCATTATTAAATCTGTAAAAAAAGATGAATACGCTAAAATATTTGACTTAACTTATCAAACATATAGAACAGAAAGTGACTTGATTTCAAGTCATTCTAGTTTAGATGATTTAACAGAAAATCATCATCCTCAATATCTATTAAGAAATGGTGGAATTATTGATGGAGATATATTTGTAGAAAATAACGCAAAAATAGATGGCGTAAATTTAGCCACACACTCTCATACTGGATCAGATGGTTCAGAAAGAATTAGATCAACAGACATAGATTATCAGTCGGTAAGAGAAATGCAGGAATTAAAACCACCACAACCAACTTCCGTAAGTGTTGTTGAGTATGTTACGGATATATTAGATGGCGGAGTACCAGCAGCTGATGCTATAATTGATATTGAAATTGATGACAATTTTTATAATGAAAATTATGATTATGTGATTGAGGTTATTCAAATTTAATTATGACTTGGTTTAGATATTTGCCTGTGACGGCTAGTCCGTCTATATCCAATCAGGATACCTCATATATATATCCTATTCTTAGAAGAAAAATAAATATTCCTATATTAAAACAAGATATAGAAAAAAATAATTGGTTATTTGCAGATATATCTAATCTATCAATAGATAAATTTATTAATTCCTCGCTGCAAGAAGAGGTAAAACAAAACTCATACATAGTTGTTTATGAATCAAGATCAAGTGATGACTATAATTTTATTCCAGTTAAGTCGCATATTATTGGAAATAGAATTTATTTTCAAGCAGCTATTGACCACGAAAAAGATATACAAATTGAAAATCAGTATAGTCTTTACTATAAAACGGATGATATTAAAAAAATTAAAAAAGTAAACAATGGAGTTTATGAAGACTATATCTCATGCCTAGAACAACAAGCAGAATTTATAACACAATCATCAGATGTTGATGAAACATCTTTTGATGTGAACTCAAACACTTCAGCATTTTATTCCTTTTCTTATTTAAATATTGAAACAGATTGGGAAGAGGGGTTTAGCAAGAATCCTGGAGCAAAATTAATTGGAACTTTTACCGGTCCACTCTTTGAATTATTTTGCAATAAAGGTCCTGATTTAGGAAAATTTAGGCTAAGAATAATTTCTTTATCATCAGATGCAACACCACAAGATATTGTTGAAATTGATTGGCAAGAAATAGATCTATTTAGTGAAAGTAAAAAAGAAAATATATTAGTATTTTCTACGGATGATTTATATTATAAAGATTATATTTTTGAAATAAAAGCAGATTACGAAAAAAATTCTTTATCCAAAGATGGAAGAATAGAAGTTAACCATTATTCATACGCGCTCAATGTTTATGCAAAAATAGATAAGGAAGAAATTAGTCCATATTTATTTGGTAGAATAGTTTCTGGAGGAACAGTTTAATGGCTAAAGTCAGAAGAAAAATAGAAAATTTAAAACCACGGAAAAAATTACATATTAACAGCTAGAGTAAAAGACTCAGATTTAAATATAAATTCTGTTCCATCACAGGCAATAATATTTTCTGTTCCAACAGATCAAACAATTCCAGATTATCCATTAAACCTTGCTCTTTATTCATCATTTGAAAAGGTAATGTTTGTTTTTGATAATGTATCAGATAAAGATGCAAGATCATATAGTTACGAGCTTTATGAAGCTGACCAAGTTTCAGGATCTTATCCAAATATTTCTCCAATAACAAACGCAACTATATATTCTTCTGGAACATCTGGATCAAACGTATTTACGGTAGCAGTAGAAAATAGCACTGATTCAACAACAAGAAGATATTTTGGAAGAATAAGAACAATAGATTCTAGCAATAATCCAAGTACTTGGTCTCCTATAGTTCAAAGCGATCAAGAAAATCCTCTTATATCTAATCAATACATAGCAAGTTTAACGGCTGCAAAAATAACAGCTGGAACAATTGGAGCTCATGAAATAATTTTGACCCAAGCAGGTGCCGCAACCGCATATTCTGCTCCAGCTAATACAGCAGTTATAAGATCTTCCAACTATTCAGCAAACACTGCCGGATGGTTAATAAGGGGAGACGGTTTTGCTGAATTTGATCAAGCTGCAATAAGAGGAACTGTAAAGGCAGGTGCAGTTTTTATAGACGAACATAATAGATGGAAAGCAAATACAACTGGTAGCGTAATATCAACTGCAGAATTTAAAGTAGGAAATGCTACCAAGTATGTTTATTGGGATGGAACAAATTTAACTTTTACAGGAAATCTTTCTGCAGCGGGTGGTACATTTTCGGGAAATCTTTCAGCGGCTGGTGGAACTTTTAGCGGAGAGTTAAGTGGTGGAACTATTTCTATTGGTTCTGGTAATTCTATATTTAAAGCTGACTCAAACGGAATTTATTTAGGCAATAGCACATTTTCAAGTGCGCCATTTAGGGTAACGCCACAAGGTGGTTTAGTGGCAAGTAATGCAAACATTACTGGAACTATTAACGCAACATCTGGGACTATATCTGGAAACCTAATAACTGGTGGAACTATATCTGGAACTTCAATAGATATTAACAACGGTGCTTTTAAAGTAAATAGTGATGGCTCTCTAACGGCAACAAACGCAGATATTACTGGAGAAATAAATGCAACTTCAGGTTCTATTTCTGGAAGTTTAGTTACTGGCACTATAACCGCAGCGGATATTAGTGGTGTTAATATTACTGGTGTTAATATTACTGGTTCTGACATTACAGTTGGTGGTCGTATAAACTTACCCTCAGACGGCGGTCAAATATTATTGGGGACAGCTTCTGGTGGTTTTGCGACACAATGTTATGTCTTTGCTGGTGGTAGTCAAGGTTTTTATATTGATACAAGTTCCAATGGCAGCACCTGGATAGCTGGACAGACTGTATATGTTAATCTTAATGAATTTACTTCGGGAAGGTATGTAGTTGGACTTGCAACATTTACCGGTAGTGGAAGTCCTTTGTCTGTTAGTGGTGGAGAAATTGTTAGGCAGACTTCAAAAAGAGAATTAAAAGAAAATATACAAAATTTTAATAATATTTCAATTATTGATTCACTAAGGCCAGTAACATTCACATGGAAAGCTCCGGTTAATAGTTATAAACCAGAAACAGAAGAACAAAAGTCGAGAAGAGAATCATCTATTAATATTGGATTTATAGCTGAAGAAGTTGAAGAAGCTTCTGATGGATTATTGTCTGTTTACAACTACGAAGAAGGGGGAGCTGGAGAGGTAGAAATGTATAAGCACCTTGATTTATTAGCATTAGCTGTTGCAAGTATTCAAGATCTCCGTAAAAGAGTATCAGAATTAGAAAAACAATAATTAGCTAAAATTGACAAAAACGATATAAAAAGATAATATATAGTATACTTATGTCAAAAATGTTTAGCAAAAAAGATAAACAAGATTTAATGTTTGAACAACAAACAACAGAGGAAAAACAATCAATGCAAGTATCAGAAAGTTTTGATTCACAGAGTAATAACGATTCTAATTTAGATATTAATTTAATAATAGCATCTTTTCAAGAAAAACTATCTCAATTAATGACTGAGGTAGTAATAAAAGATGCTACAATAAAGCAATTAACAGCAATAATAGAAAAACAAAAAGGACACTAAGATGAGTGAAAATAATGAAGTAACAACAGAAACAAATGAAAGCAACCCAGTAAAAACTGAGTTCGTAGTTGAAATTAAGATTAGTGATAAGAATCTTTCGTATCGTTCTGACTTTTCTGAAGCTGAAACGATTTTTTGGCTTGAATCAGTTAAGGGACTTATTATTAAGAATACCTTTGACAAAGCCGGCATCTCACAAAACTAAGTTATA